GCTCGATGTGCCATACGAGCTGATTGCGAAGGACTGGTCGAATTCAAACTACTCCAACATGCGTGGAGCGCTGTTGGAAGCCCGGCGCGTGTTCAAGATCCATCAGCAGCGGTTGCAGCGCAGCTTTTGCCAGCCGATCTACGAGCGTGTGATTGAACTCGCCGTGCTGCGTGGCGAGATCAGTGCGCCGGGCTTCTACCAGAATCGGGCGGCCTATCTGCGCACGCGGTGGATTCATCCGGGCTGGAACTGGGTCGATCCCGAGAAGGAAATCACCGCCAGCATCAAGGCGATTGAGGCGGGGTTGAGCAGCGAAGAGGACGAATGCGCTGCAAACGGGAAGGATGCCGAGGAGATCGCCGAGGCGCGGGCGCGCGAAGTGCGGCGTCATCGGGCGAGCGGAACGGTGAATCCGAAGGAATTGGCGACGGCCGTCGAACTGCTGGCGCGGGCCGGCTACAAGGTCGACGCGGGCGAGATCGGCCAGGCGTTGGGGTTGACGGTGGAAAAGGCCGAACCGACCGGCGAAGTCACCGGAATTGAGCAGGGCGAAACCCGATCGGAGGCAGCCGCATGAGGCCGGTAGGCGAGATCGAGATTCTGGATTTTATTGGCGCCGACTTCTGGGGCGAGGGGATCACGGCGAAGTCGGTTTCGTCCGCGATTAAGGCGATGGGCGACGTGCGGCGGATCCAGGTGACGATCAACTCGCCGGGCGGTGACGTGTTCGAAGGGCTGGCAATTTACAACACGCTCAAAGAAGCGAAAAAGCCGATCGACGTGCGGGTGCTGGGACTGGCGGCGAGCGCGGCTTCGATGATCGCGATGGCCGGCGACACGATCACCATGCACGAAGGCGCGCTGATGATGGTTCACCGGGCCTCGGGGGCAGCCTACGGCAATGCCGAGACGATGATGGATTTGGCGGCGACGCTCGAGAAAGTTGACGGCGAGATGGCCGGGATCTACGCGCGCCGGAGCGGCATGAGTGAGGAGACGGCACTGCGCATGATGAGCGAGGAGACGTGGCTGAACGGGGCGGAATGCGTCGAGTGCGGACTGGCGACTGAGCGCAAGGGCGCGCGTAACGAGGGGGCGCTGGTGGCGGTGGCCGCGATGCTGGAAAGCCCGCGATTCAAGGGACGTTTTGAACACATTCCGCAGACGCTCCAGGTCTTTCGGCCGGCGGCGGTGGCGGACAAATCAAAAAAGGAGGAACGGGAAATGCCCGAACCTACCACAAAAGAGACCCCGGAGGTTCCGGAAGCGCCGACCGCCGCGCCGATTGAGCAAATCAACACGGCGAAGGCCGAAGGCGTGAAGGCCGAGCGCGATCGCAACAAGGCCATCCTGGCGCTGGCGAAGGAATACGGCTTCGAGGCCGAGGCCGACGCGCTGATCGACAGCGACAAGGGCGTCGACGTGATCCGCATGGAACTGATGGACAAGCGGATCAAGGCGCTAGAGGCGAAAAGCCCGGCGGTCAGCGATTCGCGTGAGGCCCCGGACGCCGGCGCGACCAGCGCGATCAAGGCGTTTGAAGATGCGGTCGCCGCGAAGGTGGCAGCCGGCATGGCGAAGCCGCAGGCGATCGCCGCGACGGTGCGCGAGGACAAGGCGCGCCATCAGGCGTATCTGGCGGCCGTGAACGCGAAGAAAGCCGCCTAACCCGGGCGGACGTGGACTGGGCGGCCGGAAGGCCAGAACTCTCACTGAAACGGAATCGAGGAAACCATGAGCCAGTTTATCGAAGGGCGCACCAAGACCTTCCGCGCCGGCGAGGCCCTGGCGAGCAATCGCCTGGTCATCCTGTCCAGCGGCACGGTGATCTATGCCGATGCGACTCACAAGCCGATCGGGGTGACGCGCAACGCGGCTGCCAATGGCGAGCCGGTGGCGATCGACCTGATGAACCTGCAGGGGACTGTCAAGATCGAGGCAAGCGCGGCCATCACGGCCGGGGCATCGGTCTACGGGACGGCGGACGGAAAGATCGATGACGCCGATCCGGGCAGCGGGGTGATCGTGGGCAAAGCGATGGAGGCCGCGGCGGACGCCGGCGACCTGATCGAAGTGCTGCCGCGGGCCAGCGCCGCGTTCTAAACAGCCAGTTTTTCCGGGGCTAGGCTGACGAGCCGAAAGCCTCAGAACCCGAGGGGTTGCTCCGGAATCAAGTTTGTCGGGTCTCATCGCGGATACGGGTTGCCGCTTCAAATTCAGGAATTTGGAGCGACGACAATGCCTCAGCCAACAACCAGCCTGGCCACCCTGCGGCCCGATCTTGCAGGCAGCCTTGAAGAGTTCGACCTGGCGATGGACCGCAACGGATTTATCGGCCTGCGCGTCCTGCCGGTGATCGAGGTCGCCAAAAAATCCGGAACCTTCGGCCGAATCCCCCTGGAGCAACTGCTTCAGGAGCGCGACACCCTGCGGGCGCCCGGATCGGGCTACAGCCGCGGGAATTTCAAGTTCACGCCCGACAGCTACATCTGCGAAGAGCACGGCGCGGAAGAGCCGGTCGACGACACCGAAGCGGAGATGTATCGCGAGTACTTCGACGCAGAACTGGTCGCGACCGAGCGGGCTCGCGATGTCGTGCTGCGCAACCATGAACTGCGCGTTGCCTCGCTGGTGTTCAATGCGACGACCTTCACAAGCCAGACCACTAACGTCACCAATGAGTGGGACGACTACGGCAACGCGACGCCGATCGACAACATCGAAACCGCGGTGCGGGCGATCTGGAACCGCACGGGGCTCTGGCCCAACGCGCTGATCATCAACCGGATTGTCTTCCGGAACTTGCGCAACTGTGAGCAGGTGATCGACCGCATTGCCAGCCAAGGGGCCGGCAGCGCGATCAAGGCGAGTGACATCACCGCCGACATGCTGGCGCGCGTGTTCGACCTCCAGCAGGTGCTGGTGGCCGGCAGCCCGTATAACTCGGCCAACGAAGGGGCGGCCGCGACGATTGCTCCGATCTGGTCGAGCGAATACGCGATGGTCGCGCGGCTGGCGGGCGGCAATGACATTCGCGAGCCGGGCCTGGGCCGCACGTTCCACTGGGGAGCTGATGGCAGCCGGATCGGGACCACGATCGAAAGCTATCGCGACGAGACGATCCGCGGAGACGTGATCCGCGCGCGGCACGACGTCGACGAAAAGCTGATTTATCCCGAAGCCGCCCAGCTCCTGGACAATGTGACCACGACCTAGCTCCAGCCGCCCCACCCCGAGGCCGGAGCCCAGGAATTGCGGCCTGGGTTCCGGCCGCCCGCCTTGAAATATCCAAGAGACGAGGACGCGACGATGAAACGATGGGAAAAACTGACGCTGGCCCTGCTGGTCGCGCTGAGCTGCATACTGCTGGTCGGCCCCGGCCTGTGGGCCCAGACGGCCGGGAAGTATTACCGGACCGAACGGACCAATACGCGCTATGTCGGCGATACGTTCCAGACCGCGGGCTCGGAGCACGCCTGGGCCTACGTTGACGTGGCTGTGACCAGCCCGACAGTGACGATCTCGGCCAATGCCCGACGCGCCATCACTGTGACGGCTGACGCGAACCAGACGGGTTACCGGCTGATCGATGGCGAAGTCGGCCAGGTGGTCGTGATCAGAACCGGCGCGGGCTTCAACACCCTGCGCTTCGATGACGGCGCCAGCCAGAGCCTGGGAGCGGATATCACGCTGACCGAGGGTCAGAACGACGTGCTCGCGCTCCAGTGCATCAACGCCGAGGGCGACGAATGGATCCGGCTCTGGTCGTCGGACAACTGATCCCTGCCTGAATAACGCGAAAGCGAGAACTGCGATGCAATACACACTGACCGGGCCGGGAGGGAAATTCGTCTGCTTGTTGGAGTCGGATCTGGACGCGGCGGCGCTCCGGCGGGCGCTCAAGCACCGCATCCAGGTGACGGCCGAAGGCGAGTCGACGGAAGCCGAGGCCAGCGCAGACGATGAGGGCGACGAATTGACTGACGAGGCGTGAGCGTGGCCTTCCCCGCCGATCTCCTGAACCACACCGTGACGTATTGGCCGCCGGGATCGCTGGGAGCCTCAGGGCAACCGGCTCCCGGCGCAGCCGCAACGATGGCCGGGCGCTGGGAAGAGCGGACGGAGCTGTTTATCGACGCGCGCGGGGCCGAGGTGAGAAGCCAGGCGGTGGTATACGTCGCGAGCGATGTGGCGCTGGGTGGCTGGCTGGCGCTGGGCGATCAATCGGCCGAGGCGAATCCGCGGACGCTGGCGGCGGCGTATTCGATTCGAGGATTCAAGAAGGTCAGCGACGTCGAGGGCTCGACGTATCTCCGAAAGGCGTTCCTCTGATGGCAGGGCTGAACCAGGTCAAGCGCAACGCGCAGGCGGCCTTTACGCGGATGCGCGAGCAGGCTGCGGCGGGGGTGCATGCGGGGGCTGAGACGGTGGCCGAGCGGGCGCTGAGGATGACGCCCGTGCGCACGGGGAAGCTGCGGGGCAGCCAGGTGGTCAGCGACGGGGAGGGCGGGCGCAATCCGCAGTCGGTTGTGGCCTACACCGACCCGAAGGCGCCCAGGGTTCATGAGAAGCCGTTCAACTATCGCGTGGGCTCGCACAAGTTTTTGGAGCGGGCGGCCTACGAGGGTGAATCGGAATTGGCCGAGGTTATCGGCAGGAAGCTGAAAGTCTGATGGCCCCCAATGTCGTCATGGCGCGCATCATGGAGCACATCGTCCCGATCCGGCTGAGGGAGGTTGCGGAATGACCCTTGACCAAGACGATCTGGACGCGATCCGCACGATTGTTCACGAGGAGTTGGCGGGACGTGCGGACACCTCGGGCGTCTCGACGCTGCTCAATCGGCTGACCGCCGAAAAGTCCGGCTATCTCGACAAGCTCAACGTGGATGGCACGCTCCTGCATACGAGCGCCACGATTGACGGAGTGGACCTGACAATGCTGCTGACCTATCTGCTGGCGCTGGTCGCGGGCAAGGTCGTGCGTTCGGGCCCGGACAACGCGCCAGTGCTGACGCTGCGCAACCAGGCGGATGACGCGGACCTGGTGAGCATCACGCTGGCAAGCGACGGAGGGCGGACGGTCTCATGAGCATTGCCGGCGCCAATGCTGTTGCCTATTCGAGCTGGGGGCTGCTGGCCACGGCCGAGGTCTCGGGCGGCTGGGACGGATCGACGACGGCTACCAGCCCGGCCGCGATGGTGGCGGAGATCCTGGACGCGAAGGGGGTCGGGACTGAGGGAACGGACCTGTTCTACGGCTTCCAGCCGGATTCGCCGGACGAGTGCATTGCCTGCTTCGAGGGGGCGGGACGTGACGCCAACCCGAAATGGGCGCTGGATTTTCCGGGCGTGACGGTGATCGTGCGCTCGGACCGCGGTGATTACGACGGCGGCTGGACGCTGGCGCAGGGAGTGAAAGATACGCTCTTGGGCATTGATCCGGGCGCGACGGTGCGGGGAATCACAATGCGGGGCGACATCATCGCGCTTGGGCCGGATGAGAACGAGCGGTTTGAGTGGTCGCTTAATTTTGCACTGACGGTTGAGCCGGCTACGTCCGGAAACCGGACTGCCATCTGAATAGGAGCGAGACCATGGCCAGCCATGTGACCTACGTTAAAAACCTGACGATTGATGGGACCGAACTGCCGGCCAACACGGCCTCGCTCTCACGTTCGGCCAACATGATCGACAACAGCAATTTCCTGACGAGCGCGGACGGGTTTTCCAGCCGCATCGTCGGCCTGGCCGACTGGGGCGTCGAGGCGCAGGGGCATCTGGGCAACGTTCAGGGCTATAACGCCGTGCTCAAGACGTCTGGCACGGCTACGACCCTGACCACCGAGGCGACGACCAAAGTCTCGGGCAAAATCTATCAGATCACCGACGCAACCAAGCGGGTGCTCGATCCTGATACCGCCGTCGTCGTGTCGGACGGTGACGGCGCGCTCGAAGCCGGCAAAATCGAGAGCATCGATTACCTGTTCGGGATCATCACTCTGGCTTCCAACTTCACCCCGAACGGCTCGGTTACCGTCTCGGGCAAGTACCTGCCCATGACGGTCGTCGCCCAGACCAACGGCGGTTTTTCGCTGGAGATGACGGGCAACGTGCTGGACGCAACGGATCGCGCCACGGCGCAGAGCAACGGCGGATACAAGGTCAACAAGATCGGCCTGATCGATGTTTCCGCGCAGATCAGCCGGCTGGACGACCTGGCCATGACTTATGCCGACCTGCTGCTGGCCCGCACGCCGTTCATCCTGGAGCTGACGCTGGCCAACGGGGCGCTGATGATGCGCGGCTGGTTTGTGCTGGGCGCGGCGAATGCCGAGGGCGAGGTCAGCGGGCTGGAAATGGAGAACCTGGAGTTCGCGCTCTACGGAAAAACCGATATCAATTTCGGGTTTGTCGCGACGGCGGCGCTGAATGACGGGATCGAAGCGCTGATCACGAAATTCTTCGCTCGCACCGCGGCGGCCGTCACTTACTTGCCTGACGGAACCAACGGGCAGGGCGGCGATGCCTACGTGAGCAGCATGAGCATCTCGGGCGACATGGATACCGAGACGTGGAGCGTGTCGCTGGTCGGGGCCGGGGCGCTGACCGACGAGCCGTAATCGTAACAGCAATCGACTGGGCCGCCGGGGGAACGCCTCGGCGGCTATCCAATACACAAACAGAGAGGTGATTTATGGGACTGCGCGATCAGATTCGAAGCGCAACGGTCGGGGCATCCAAGGTGTTTCCGAGCGAGCAAGCGACGGCTTGCGGGCAGAACATCGAGATCCGGCAGCCGACGCTGGCGGGGCGTGATCAGATTTACGAGAAGGCGAAAGACGCCAAGGGCACGTTCCAAGGCGCAAGGCTTGCCGCGGCGGCGCTGATCGGCATGTGTTACGTGCCGAGGACCGACGAGCGAGTTTTTGACGATGCCGACTTCGATACGCTCGTCGCCATGCCGGCGGGTGGCTGGGCTGACGATCTCGGCAATCGCTGCATTCGGCTGATGAACGGCACCAAGGAGGCGCAAGAAGAGGTCGAAAAAAACTGAGGCGGGACACGGGGTTGTTTAATAAGCACTCGCTGGCGCTTGAACTCCACTGTCCCGTTTACGAGATCGATCAGATGCCAGCGGGTGAGTTCGACGGCTGGATGGCGTATTTCAGGATTGCCGAAGAGCGGCGCAACCAGAGCCAGAAGAGCAAGAGCAAACGGAAGCGGTAACAGATGGCCGTCAACCTCGGCACTCTCTACGTCATGCTCGAAGCTCGGACTGCGGCGCTGCAAAAGGGCCAGCAGGAGGTTACGCGCGCGGCCCAGCGCATGGAACGCGACCTGAACAAGGTGCGCGATTCGGCGCGGCTGTTGACCGGGGCGCTGGCGGGTGTTGTGAGCATCCGGACGGCGCAGGCGATATTCCAGCAGGCCGACGCCTATAACGTCCTTCAGCAGCGGTTGCAGACGGCGACGGCTGCAACGGGGGATTATGCCCGCGTGCAGGCCGAACTGATGAATCAGGCACAGTCGACGGGCACGGCGTTGGATGCGACTGTTGCGCTGTTCCAGCGGGTGGCGTTGGGTGCGCGGGAGTTGGGTGCCAGCACAGAACAGATCCTTCAATTCACCAAAACCGTTCAGCAGCTTGGCGTGATGTCGGGGGCGAGCAATGAGGCGCTGCGCTCGGGCCTGATTCAGCTCTCGCAAGCGATGACCTCGGGCGTGGTGCGTGCCGAGGAAATGAACTCGATCCTAGAGAACATCCCCGAAGTCGCGAACGCGATCGCGCGGGCGATGGGCACGACGGCCGGCGAGCTGCGCAAGATGGTAGTGGAGGGCGAGGTCGCATCGTCGCAGGTGTTTCAGGCGATTCTGAGTCAAGCTGAGCGGATCAACGGGGAGTTTGCCAAGCTGGCGCCGGCGTTGGGCCGGGCCATGCAGGGGCTGAAGAATGAATTCGGCCGGGTGATGAGCCAGTCGCTTGATACGGGCGCGATGTCGGGCGCGATTACGGCGGTACAGGAACTGACCGAAAATCTTGAGACTGTCATCCGGGTTGCAACGGTTGCCGGTGGCACGCTGGCCAGTGTCTACGCGGCGAAGGGGCTGGGCGCGGTTACGAATGCGGCGGTGGCGGCAGCTACGGCTCAGGTCAAGCAGATCCAGAGCACAATGGCGGCGCAGCGGGCCACGGTGACGGCCACGGCGGCCGATGTGAAAGCGGCCAAGGAAAAGGCGGCGTTGACGGCTGCGCGGCTACGCGAGGCGAAAATTATAGCCGACACGGGCGTTGTCGAGACGGCGGCGGCACAGCGAACCACCAACGCGGCACAGCGGGATATCGCTCGGGCGCAGGCGATTCTGGTCAAGAGTCGGGCGAAGGAGGTTGAACGGCGCACGACGCTGGCGGCGGCTGAGGCTGAGGTCTATGCCGCGACTCAAGCGGCTACACAAGGCTACGGCGCCATGCGCAAGGTCGAGCAGGCTACGCGCGCGCGGGATCGGGCGTTGAAGGCTCTCAATGTTGAGTTGACGAAGCAGGCCGCGCAGGAGACGCGGATCGCTCTGGCTGAGGCGCAGG